TGCGTTATCAATTAGTTCACTAAGTTTAATAGTGCGGTACTTAGGACAATTAGGCCAGTTAATATACTCCGGCTCTTTGTTGTTTTCCTTATCAAGTATCATCATACCACGTTCGTCATCACCAACGTCGGCATAATTATGTGGAAATGCGTTACCAATGTAGTGTATAGCACCTTGCTTTTGTCTTTTATGAAAATGTCCACTAAAGACGTACTCTTGATGCTTAAAATGCTCAGGCTTTAGATCGCCGTGGTCGGGCATTCTAACTAATGCGTTCATATAAAAGCTAGGAAGTTCAAAGTGACCAAACAAATACTTTGTTTTGATGTCTTTCATCTTCTTCCATTCGTCACCAACAAGCCAAGGCACAAGTGCAACGTCATCTTCAACAAAGATTTCGTCTACAAATGTAATACCCGGAATATGTTTTGCAAATGCAGTTGAGTTTACATCACGTTTGTCTTTGTAGTACAAATCATGATTGCCATCAAAGAAATAAAACTTTTCAAATGCTTTGCCTAGCTTTTCCATGCTCCTAATTGTAGCATCCATTGTAGTTAAGTTTAGTGAATTTCTATTGTGATGCCAGTCTCCACAGAAAATACCAGTTTCACAACCGGCAGCTTGTGCTTGTTCTATGTACCAATCAATAAATTCTTCGCAATCTTCGTTATGTACACGACTATTGCCCTTTAAACCAAAATGGATGTCTGTAAACACCGCAGCTTTATTAAACAAAGAGTATCCTCCAATAATACTGTTATAGTATATAGGTTATTTCAACAGTTGTCAACCGTTATTTTGATTTAAAATCGGATATAGGAGCATCTTCGTTTCTTTTTACAGCAGCTTCCCATTCTCCTTCATGTTGTCTCGTGTAAGAAGGATTTAATCCGTTTTGTTCTAGTATATCATCTCTAATATTTTGATTACGCTTTTCAATGTTAATTACACGAACAAAACTGTTAGTAACTGCGGCTGTGTAATACGCAAACGGATTTTGAGATTTTGATTCATCAAACTGTAGTCCAATTTGTGCTAATTGTAAAATTGCTTGTCCGCGCATTTCGTCGTTATATGTATATCCACGAACATTGCCCCGTGTAGCATACCTATCGCATAGTTTCATCCACATCATAGCAAGTTTATCTGTAGCTTTGCCGTGCTTATGGCTAAAGTTTCCGTTTTCCATACCCCCGACCCAATGACTTTTACCTACAATAATCAATTCTCCATCATCATTAAATTTATAATGTTGAAAAGGTGGAAAATTTAATTTTACTTTAGTATCAGCAACTGTTTTTGGATTCTTTTTTCTACCCGGCTCTTCTGGAATATGATCAAACGTCATAATACGAAAGATAAGTTCTTCTTTAGTAATAGTCCTATAATCAATTTCGCACTCGGCTTGCTTAACTTTTTCTCCAGCAATCTTTCTAGTTTCATAATCGTGTAACGAAAGCTTTTTTGCTTTGTTTCTTTTTGCTTCTGCAATGGTTCTAATGTTAATCTTGTCAATACTTTCTAGTATAATATCATAATTTGCATATGTACTATCAGTATAGCTGTTGTATGTATTTTTTGATCTGTGTATCTCTGACAGAATGTCTCTGTTATTAAGATAATTTCGTTTTCTCATAATAGCTCCTTTATATACTTATTATAATATACATACATAATTTTGTCAACTAAATACTAGTGGAGATATACCATTATGGCATCAATTTTTGAATCTTTTAATAACTTAGCTGGAAACCTAGTTGGCGGAAACCCTATCCAGACAGCACAAAGTGTAAGTCGCTTTACACAAAATATTGGCAATGCAGTTACATCCTTTTCAAATTTATCTTCTGGTAGGGGAAGTAGGATTGACAACGTAAGATCCGGGTTAAATGCAGTTGATAATTTAATTACTGCGGCAGGAGGCGGATCCTCTGGCGTAGGTAAAGCTATACGAATGGCAAACAACGCAATACAAGGCGTATATCCAGGAGCGGCACCTGAACAAAGAACATTTAGTCGTGCTATTCTTAGAGATACATATTCAACTGTAGATGCAGAAGATTGGCGAGTAAAAATTACTGGTCCTGCTGATTTAATGCAAGGAGATGTCCTTGCACCTATTGCGGATACTGGAAATAGTATGATATTTCCGTTTACTCCAACAATAATTTTAGGTTCAAGCGCAAATTACTCAAATATACAACCAGTACATACTAATCATCCATTTTATGTATACGAAAGCAGTCAAACTGATCAAATTACAATTACCGGCGAATTTTTTAGTGAGAATGCAAATGATGCAAAGTATTGGGTAGCATGTTTGCACTTTCTTAGAACAATGACTAAAATGTTTTATGGACAAAGTGAAGACCAAGGCAACCCTCCACCTGTGTGTAGATTAAACGGCTACGGAAAACATGTGTTTAACAATGTTCCGGTACTAATCACAAACTTTACTACTGATATTCCAGCGGATGTTGATTATATCGAATGTAATGTAAATGGTAATGTTGACTATGTGCCTACTCAAAGCATTTTTACAGTTACAGTAGTACCCAATTATGCAAGATCAGCACATTCAAAGTTTAGTTTACAAAGTTTTGCACGAGGCGATACTTTGCAAACAAATGAAGGATTTATTTAATGGCAACTTTAACTGATTCAAACATAAAGAAATTACAAAATAAAGGTCCGTATGGGAAAACTCCTGTAAATTCTGCAGGATATCTTGATATTATGACAGCAAGACCAGTTCCAGTAGGCCTAGATGATATATTATATGAAATAACACCTGCGTATACTTATAGGCCAGATTTACTTGCAAATGACTTGTATGCAGCAAAAGATTTATGGTGGATTTTTGCTCAAAGAAATCCAGACGTTATTAAAGACCCAGTTTTTGATTTTGTAGCAGGCACCAAGATTTATCTGCCACAAAGAAAACATTTAAAAAATATTTTAGGAGTATAAATGCCAAGTTGGTTATCTACAGCTGCTACGCAAGCAAATATAAAGGCGTCTGCCGCCGAAGGCGTAATGTCACTTACTTCTACAACAGTAAATTCCGCTGCAGGAGTAACCACCGCTGGTTTAAATGCCGGCTCTCAGTTTTTAACTGCAAATATCCCTAACAACACAACACAGACAATAATAAATTCACAACTAAATGGTTCTACAGCTCAGGCTATTGGAGGTATCAGTGGGTTATCAAACGGCTTGTTAAACCGAAGCCAATTAGATGCAATACAAGACGGCGGATTTAATTATCTACAAGAATCCGGTGCTTTAAAACTTGATAATATTTTAGGCGAGTTAGCTGCAGGCTCTCCTGCAGGCGACTTAGGAGGACTAATAAACGATAACATAGACTTAGGTGTGTTTGGAGGATTAACACAACAAGAGACTACAGATATTATGAATTCTATTAATTCTTCAATATCAGCAATTAAATCTCCTGGGGACTTTGTAAAAGGGTTTGGATTTGATAAGTTGAATAATATTGTAGGCGGATTTTCTGATATTGGAAATTTTATACAAGAAACAATTAATGTTATACCCAAAGATTTTAATTCTATTCTAGGAGCAGTAGGCGGAGAGTTTGATGTTCTTAGAGAATTAATTGAAGACATTGAAGACAGAAGTGGCATATCCTTAATAGACGGTGCAATAAGTGGCGCACCTGCAAAATTTAATCCTAATCCTCTTAGAGAATATAATTCACACAATTATGTTATTACATTTGGTATAATGAATGCTGATACAATTAATAATCCTGAATTACTTAGACAAGACAGCTTTACAAAAGTAATAGCAAGGACAGGCGGCGGAATGTATGACAAGAGGCATCAAATTCCTGTAGAAAAAGAAATTGGCGGCCATGCAGAATACTTTATAGACAATTTGCAAACATCGGCAGTAATATCCCCTAATCAAAAAACTGGTATTGCATTAGGAACTGATCTTAGTTTTGAAATTACAGAACCGTATAGTATGGGAAATTTCTTACAGTCTGTTGTTGAGTCTGCTAAAGATTTAGGATACAAAAATTATAGCGAAGCTGTATACGGAATAAAAATTGAATTTACTGGTTATGACGAACAACTAAACATTGCTAATCTTGTTACAGCACCGGCATATATTCCTGTCAAAATTTTAAATATAGAGTTTGATGTATCTGGATCTGGATCTGTATATTCACTAAAAGCTGTTCCATATAGCGAAGTTGCACTAAGTGACGAAGCTGCAGAAACAAAAATGGATATAAATGTTGTTGGTTCTACAGTGTCAGATTTATTATCTGGGGTTGATAGAAGTGTAATGACTGTTATTAACCAGCGTATAGATGGCTTAGAAGATTCTGGGGCAATACCTAATCAATCCGGCGACAGGTATATAATTGCATTCCCCAAAGACCCTGCAGCAATTATGAAAATTGTAAACGGAGAAATATCTCCACCCGATCAGATACAAATTACAGCTGCAGAACAATTAAGAAGAGAAAAGGGGTTAGCTGAACTACCTGAGGATGATCCTAGAAAGCAAGAAAGTTTGGATGCTGTAAAAGTTCCTAGCAAGAGTGCTATTTTTACAAATTTGGAAAATTATTGTCGTAATATTTCATTTATGAATGAAATAGGTCTTAGTTTAATGGTACCTGATGACAACCAAGGCGGCACAGCACCTTCACCTGATTTAAGTGCATCATATAACGAAGAAGGTGTAGCAGATACAACAGCAGGAGAAATGACTGTAGCTGAAAAAGCAAGGGAAAAAAGCTTTTCTTCAGGAAGTCGTATAGATGAAATAATTGAAAAGGTATTAGTAGATAGTGAATATGCAGCAGAAAATGCAGCTGAAATTTCAGAAAATGGAATTCGTAAACTGTATAGAATTAATACACATGTATTTCAAGACACTAATCCCGAAGCAGAAAAAATTAAAGGTAGACCGCCGTTAGTATTTGTTTACGCAGTAGTTCCATTTTACACTGACGATGCAAGTTTTCAGCCTCCAAACGGCGTAGCAGCAAACCGTGGCGGAATAAGACAAGCTGCTACAAAAGAATACAATTATATCTATACTGGAAAAAATGAAGATGTATTAGATTTTAATATTAACTTTAACAATGCGTTTTTACAAGAAGCATATGCTAACTTTGGTATGAATCCAGGAGCGTCGGCATCAGGAGGATCTGACAGAAAAACTTTTCAAAATACTGGCGATCAAAAAGGCGCAAGTACAAGTAAAGCTAACAGCGGCGATAAATCGTCTGCAGGCGGAACAACAACAGAAAGAACAGAATTTGCTATTACAGGCGACAGTAGAACAACAGATATTAGAAAACGTTTAGCAGAAACATTCCATCATAGATTCCTAAATAACAATGTTGACATGCTGAGTGCTAGTTTAAATATATGGGGAGATCCTTTTTATCTCCCCACACAAACAGGAAACTATATCGCTGATAGAGCAAGCGGAACTCCTTCTGTAACTGAAGAAGGGTATATGACATATTTAGAAAATGATGTGTATGTTATAGTTAACTTTTCTACTCCGGTTGACTATTCTATAGAAGGAGACAATATTTTAAGATCTCAACTTGTGCCGGAATTTAGTGGTATATACAGAGTCTTAAGTGTACAAAATAGTTTTAATAAAGGTCAATTTACTCAAAGTTTAGAATTACTTAGATCGCGTGGACAAGAGGACGAAGGCGAACCGGGAACATTTGTAGAAATTAATGATGATGTTGCAGTAAATACCGGACCTGGAACACAACCAACTACAGGAGACGTAGGCGGCAACGAAGAAGGCGGTAACAATGATTCGCCTTGCGAATCTCCATTAGACTTGCTTCCTAAAGTTGGTGACAAAGTTGACCGTGTTATTACGGGTGTATTTCCTGAAATCAAAAAACTTGCAAATATTCCTAGTTTAACAGTTGCAGGTGTAACATGGTCTCCGCCTGAATCGTTATTTGCAGCTATTCCTAGTGTAAGAAAGGCAGACGTTGATGCTGCCGTAACTCAAATCAACAATGCTACAGATCAAGCAGTGTCGGCTGTAAATAGTATAACAGGTATTAAAGGACCCTTCTAATGGCAGTTACAGTTAGCGATATGGATCGTAAATTATTGAAGTTGATTGCCGACGGAGAAGCAGTTAGATCAAATCCTTATTGTAGTGTATGGCCTGGTTCTGTAGAACCTTCACTTACTTCTATGACATTGTCTCAAGTCCAAGATTATCAAACACAACGAATTAACTCTGGAAGAGAATCTAGTGCAGTAGGAAAATATCAGTTTATTAAAAGCACATTAAAAGACTGCATAGGATATTTAGGATGCGATCCATTAAGGGTATGTTTTACATCAGATGTACAGGATGCATTAATTATTAAAAGATTAGAAAAAACTAGAAGATATAGCAAATGGAAAAGCGGAGAATTAGATAGCGGAAAATTTATGATTTTTTTAGCTGCTGAATTCGCAAGTATGCCTGTACCTTATGATATTGCAGCAGGAAGTGTATACAAAGGACTGCCAAAAAGAAATTTAAAAAAAGGTCAAAGTTTTTATGCTGGAGATGGATTAAACAAATCAAATCATAATCCTGACAGTGTATATCAAGCACTAGAAGATATTAGAAACGGTGGTGAGGGAAATATATCAGATGTTGACGTAACAACAACTGGAGGAAATAGAGCTAGACCACCTAGTGGGATAAGCACTAAATCACAAGTAGAAGCAACATCTGCAGGATCACAAACAGGCGCATATAGACCTACTAGAGCAGGCGCTATGCCTTTGCCAAATGTAGATTTACCTGTAGTAGATAATCCATATGTATATTATCAAATAGATGCGCTAGATGACAGGTATGATTTTAGATCTGGTGAAAAAGTAAAAGATATACTTGTACATGGAATAAATGCCGCGGCAATAAGTCCTGTAGTAGTTTCAGATCCTGGTGTAGCAGGAGGAACATCTGACGTTGGAACTTCGCCATCTTCTGCTGATGCTACTGGAGAAACCGAAAGTGTACAAAATCCAGATGCATTAGATCCAAGAGGACAAGAACAATTACCTGATTTAGTTCCTAAAGAAGTACCTGCTCCTGTACCAACTGGCGAAGACGGAAATATAGATATTACTGCTCCTGCATTACCTTATATAGAAAGTGTAATAGATGATGCATTAAATAGTATTCCTGTTTTCGGCGACTTAAAAAATGGAACTGCACCGTGTTTAGATTCGGTCACAGGCGCCGGAGGTTATGTAGATGCAATAGACGGTGCAATAAACAACTTGTCTCCTGACGTAACAGGATTAGTAAATCAAGCCAAAGATGGGTTAACTGATAAGGCAAAAAATGCAGCACAAAATCTTACAAAAAGTTGGACTAATACATAATGGCAAGAAATGAACCACCAAGAAAAGGAACTACGTATACTCGTACAACAAGAGAATTACCACCTCTAAAAGTAGGTTCGCCGTACGAAGCTGTAATTGTTAATAATATTGATGTTAACAATATGGGAACACTAGAAGTAGAAATATTAAGATATACTTCTGCAGGAAACTTGCCAGAGAAAAGCGGACAACTTGAAACTGTACGCTATTTGAGTCCGTTCTATGGCACAACTCCTGCTAGAGGCTTAACAGAAAATGACGGATATGAATTTACGCAAAAAAGTTATGGTATGTGGGCAGTGCCGCCGGATATTGGCACTAAGGTATTAGTAATATTTGCTGAAGGAAATAAAAACTTTGGGTATTGGATAGGATGCATACCAGACGATTACATGAACTTTATGGTACCGGACGGAAGACCATCAACTACACTTACTACAGAAAACACACCTGAACACTTGATAGGTAAAAAATTACCTGTTGGTGAATATAATAAAATGGTTGAATCTGGTGAAAAAGTTGATACAACTCTTTTTAACAAACCATATAACAAAGACTTTACACAAATATTAGAAGTTCAGGGTTTATTAGCAGACGAAGCTAGAGGCACTACTACAACTAGTGCAAGACGCGACTTTCCTAGTATGGTGTTTGGATGGAGCACACCTGGTCCTAAAGACAAGCGTAAAGGCAACCCAAAATTTGAAGTAGGGCCAGATGGTAAAAAAGTAGAGTTACCCTACAATAGACTAGGCGGCTCATCGTTTGTAATGGATGACGGTGACGAAAGATTTGTTAGAGAAACACATGCAGAAGATGGTCCACCAAGATATGTAAACAAAGGCGCAGGATTTCCAGGCGGCGACGAAACTATACCGCAAAATGAATTGACTAGATTACGTACTAGAACAGGGCATCAGATAGTGATGCATAATTCAGAAGATTTAATCTATATTGCAAACAGCAGAGGCACAGCATGGATTGAACTATCTAGTGATGGTAAAATTGATATTCATGCCCAAGATAGTGTTAGTGTAATGAGCAATCAAGATATTAACTTTACGGCTGAAAGAGATTTTAACATTGACGCTGGTAGAAATATAAACATGAGGGCACAGGCTAGATTCTCCGACGGACAAAAAACGTTAGATGGCGTAGAGTCTGGTAGAATACAAATAGAAAGTGCGTTTGATACTAATATTTTAGTAGGTAACAATTATAAAAGAAATGTTTTAGGTACTAGTAATATAAAAATAGACATGGATAACTTTGTTACTATAGAAAACAATCACGAAGTTACAGCAGGAAATATCTTAAATACGTCTCTAGGTGGCTTCCATCAAAAATCTGCACATACTTTCTATAGAGAAAGTGCAAGTAATATTAACGATTTATCAGCAGGAGTATATCTTAATAAAGCTTCTGAAATAAATTCTCATTCTACTGGCGATACTAAAATACTTACTGTTGGCAATCATAATACTATTATACAGGGCTATCAATCTCTTACAATTACAGGTGCCAATACTATACAAGCCGATGTGCAACATTTTGAAGCAACAAATGGTTTACATATATTAGGAGGCACAGCAATCGCAGGAGATGCAGATCAAATTAGTTGGAACACAGGAAAATCTGTTGCAGGAGTTGCAGCTTTGACTGCACTTAGTGCAACTTCAGCAACTTCAGCAAAGATTGCAGAACCAATTATACCACTTCCGCTTATTAACTTGCCTTATGTATTTCCTGGTACTAAAGATACAGTGCCTTATGAAAGCATACACGCAAGAGCACCACAACACGAACCCTGGCCGCATCATGAAAATTTAAATCCGCTAGGATTTAAAGCAGAACAAACTGACAGGGAATCACCAGGACAACTTATGCCTTCAGATAGGATATTGACACCTGATACATTTACAAAATCTAAATCTAATGTACAAGAATCTGCAACAGTATTAAACTCTAGCGGAAATGACGATTACGGTACAACAGGCGATCAAACAATTGTTAATGGAGTAGATGTACCTCCGGAAACTGTACCTGGAACAGAATCACTTAGATCTATTTCTAATTTCCAAGTTGACAAAGAAAGAACCGATGAATATATGGCTAAATCAGGATATGGAAAATATCTTGGTAGAATATTTGTCGGCGATGGTCCTCTTGGAACAATCACATCAGGTAAACGAGGACTTAAAGCAGACGTTGCAGAAATTTGGGTACCAAACTTCCAAGGATTTATTGACGAACTAGAAGGCACCGGATACGAAATAAAAACTCTATTAGGATTCAGTAAGCGTACAATTGGTAAATCAAAAAACTGGAGTACACATGCTTCCGGAGCGGCTATTGATATTAACCCACCAAATCCTGTAAGGAACGGCACCCCTAATGGACTATTTAAACCTCGACCAAGAAATGCACCGGTTACAGACATGCCTGCAAATACAGGTGAAATAGCTAAAAAATGGGGGCTTGGCTGGGGCGGAAACTGGACATCTATAGATGATGCTATGCATTTCAGTACTGCTGCAAATGAAGGAGGAAGTTATAGATTTACTCCAGGAATAATTCCACAAGGTCCTAGCACCGACGCTACTGTAGATAAGGACGGA